GATGACTAGCCACAAGAATAAGTTGCAATACGACTCTTCTACAGGTGAAATTAGTGATGCTCGTAAAATGATGACTATGACTGAAGACTTTTGGTTCCCACGACGTGGTGGTGAGAGATCGACTGAAGTTGATACAATGCCAGGTGGTAATGCACAAGCATTGAGTTCAGATGAGAATATGCTATACTTCCAACGTAAGTTATATAAATCTCTTAAGGTTCCGTTGTCAAGACTTGAGCCTGAGACTATGGCTTCATTTGGACGTGTTTCTGAAATTACTCGTGACGAATTGAAGTTTAGTAAATTTGTTAAACGTCTTAGATCACGTTTCTCATCTTTATTTACACAAGTTCTTGAAAAGCAAATGGTACTCAAAGGTATCATGACACCAGAAGAATTTGCAGAAATTAAGAATACTATTCGTTATGACTTTGTACAAGACAACTACTTTACTGAGTTGAAAGAAGCTGAAATCGCAAGAGAAAGACTTACTACTTTGCGTGAAGTTGAAGAACATGTTGGTACATACTATTCAAGAGAATGGGTGCTACGTAACGTTCTTCGCATGTCAGACGAAGAAATGAAAGAAATGAAACAGCAAATCGAACAAGAGGCTAGAGATGCGCCAGATGAAGATGGTGATGAGCAAGATGACTTTGCACCTCAACAAGAAGCACCACCTAAGCAAGAAAAACCACCTCAAGACGATGAGCAAGAATAAAAAATAATACGAGTGCTAAATTAGCATAAATAATAATAAAGAATTAGGAGAACGGCTATGAAGTCCTTTAAAGAAATGTTAGGCGAGGTTGCCCAACCAAAACCAGAAGAAGAACGTGCTTTTAAAGATATGCATTCATACGAGACTATGCCACATCCAGTGGCTCTTGATCATCAATTCACTGGTGAAATAACTGGTGTTGGAGATTCTCAACGTATCGCTGATCAAAAAGGTGATGCGGCTTACGACACTGCATATGACGATGCGATGGAATACATCGGACCTTCTTTTGACGAATCTGTCGAACTTGATGAAGCAGAAGACCTACAGGAATTATCTATTTCAACACTCAAAAGCTACATTCAAAAGAAAGTCGGTAAAAATGCTCGTGCTAGTGAAGGTTTAAAAGCTTACTACGCCCTTACCAAAGTACCAGCATTTAATAATCTTGGTAAAGCCGACAAAGAATCCGCGATGAAGTTGATTAAAGACCAAGAAGCTCTAGTAAAGAAATCTGAAAAGGGTATCAACATAGCTAAATTAAAAGCTACGGCAAAGGCTGATAAATTAGGTGTGGATATGGTTTTTGGCAAAGATGGCAAAGCAATGGGTAAATCAAAGATGCGAGAACAAGCAGATCAAGCTATTGCGAATAGACTTGAAGAAAAGGCTGTAGAAAGAAAAGACTATAACCCATACGCGAAATCTACAAAGAGAGCAGTTCAACATGCTAATGCAAACAAAGAAATCGCTAAAGCTAGAAACGATGCTGTCAAAGTTGGAAGAGAAGTTCCTACAAGAAGAGAATTAGAAAATCAGAGAGACAAAAAATGAAAAAGACTTTCCAACAAATGAGAGAAAGCCTACTTCTTGGCGAAGCCGTAATGGATCAAAAGACGTGGGATAAAACCAAAAAAGGTGATAAGCTGACTATTGGTTTTGACTCTGGTATCAAAAAAGGCAACAAAGTTACTTTTGTTGTGGGTACTAAAAACATTGTAGGGAAAGCTAAAGTTGGCAAGATCACAATGAAAAGAGAAGATGGTAAGGGCGGTAAGTTCTTTCTATATAACCGTAATGGAAATATCTCTTTGGCATTGGGTGACATGGCGGCGTCTATGACTAGTATGGTTAAAGAATCTGTAGAAGTAGAACTTGAAGAAGCATCTGCATCTGTTTACAAAGATATGCCAAAGGCACCAGGAAAAATGGTTTCTAATAGAGTACAAGTAAAGGCATTTAAAGATACAAATGCAATGGGTGCGTTCCTTAGTAAACAAAATGACAACTCTTGGCAACAAACTGGTGTTGCTGGTTTGAAATCAGGCAAATACAAAATTGATATGGTAAAAAAAGGTGGCAAGCCATCTAAAAACTTTATCAAGGTAAACGAAGAAGTAGAACTTGATGAAGGTGCGAAAACTCATTTTGTTTTTCAAAAAGGTGTAGCTGAATCTAAGTCTAAAGTCCACGTAGGAACAGAACAATCTTGCAAAGATTGGATTAAAAAGAACTCTAAACATTTTATCCATAAAGGTAAAGATTTTGTTATTTTCAAAGGTACGTATGGAAAAGTAAAAAGTAGAGATCGGTTAGATTTCAAGTATGTAGCTGAAACCGTAGAACTTGATGAACGCAACTATGCTAAAGAGTATGCTAATTACCATAGCAGACCAGAGCAAATTGCAAACCGTTCTTCAAGAAACCAAGCACGTAGAATTATGGCTAAAGATAATGACGTTGAAGGTATGGATGTTGGACATAAAGACAACAACCCACTGAACAACGATCCTAAAAATCTACAAGTAGAAGACCCAAGTGATAATCGTCGTGAGCCACGTATGCGTAACGAAGGTACTTGGGCAACTCCTGACACTCCTAAGAAAAAAATGACATTGAAGAAAATATTATCTAAGCCACTTAAAGCAAAAGATGCTGAAAAAGCTATGTATAGCATTATTGGGGATGATGAACTTTTTGATGCGTTTGATGAAGCTAAGCCAAATGAAGATGTTCGTTCACTCATTAAATCGCGCATGAAAGAAATGGGAATTAAAGAAGACTTGGATGAAGGTAAGCAAGCCAAATACCCTCTTTACCACAAAGATTTCTCAGGTGCTATGAAAACAGCATATGATCACGCTAAGAAAAATCTTGGTGTAATTGTTGACCCATCAGAGATTGATGATAAGGTTGCAATGGGTCCTAGAAAGCCAAGCACAGGTAAGACAAACTCTTATCGCTTGACAGACAAAAGTGGCAAGAAAGCTATTCAAGTACAAGTATACAACACTGGCAAAAGCTATGAGTTGAACATGTACAAAGAAGACTTAGACTTTGTATATGAAGCAGTTGTTACATATGAAGATGATTATGATACTATTGTCAATATAACAATAGAAAAAGATAAGTTTATGTACGCTATGGGTAGAGATAAGCCACAAGATATCGCCAAAAGATACCCTTGGAAAAACAGTGCTAACTTAATTCTTGAGCCAACGATGTATAAAAGATCAAGGTCTTGGGACGATGTACACCAATATCTATTGAGATTCTTAGGTAATAAAAGAGGTATGGATAGCGCCATTCGTCAAGTATTCAGCCACAATGATGCGCCTATCATTTACAAAGAAGAAGTAGAACTTGATCTAGCAGAAGGGTTTTCACCTGCACAAATAGACAAGCTTAGAAAGCAGTATAAATCATTACCAGATCGTCTGTCAACAGACCAAGCAATGAAACTGGGTAAAGTCCTCAAAGGTATGCCTAAAGATCAGTTAATAGCAATTGCTCGTGCTGACATTAAATGGCTTTCCTCAAGTGCAGTTACTAACTTGATTATACAGGGTGTCAAAGCATCTGAAATCAATGAAGAAGTTCAACTTGATGAAGCGTTTAAAGCTGGTGGACTTAAGTTAAAAGATGGCAAACAAGTATTAGTCAAAAAAGATGATGCAATGATGCTGAATGATTTGATGAAACAACTTAGTAAGCCAAACGTCAAGAAAATGACAGATACATTAATGAAAAACAAAAAGGGTTATGCAGAAATCCTTGGTTTTGCAAAAGATAGTCACGAATAATGGCTTGGGTGGATGTTCCAGGGTCAAATGCTATTTGGCAATATGACAATGCGGCAACTGCGGCTGATACATATGCTGATGCTAATGGAACAACCGCTGCTGGTGTAAGAACATTTACCCCACCTAACGGGGGAAGCGCACAGGCGACTTATGTTAAAGTGCGTAAGAAGGGTGAGACTACTGAGCGTGGTGAATTAAGTAAAACATATTATGATGCAAGAATATAAAAAATACATAAATACAATATAAATAAGTGTTTAAAGGAATAGAAATATGAGACTGATTACAGAAGTAGTAGAGGATTGCAACGTAGCAACTGAAATTAACGAAGAAACAGGAAAGAAATCCTATTTCGTCGAAGGTATCTTCATGCAAGGCGATATTAAAAACCGTAATGGTCGAATCTACCCTGCACAGATACTTGAAAATGAAATGGTACGTTATAATAAAGACTTTATCACTACAAAACGTGCTTTAGGAGAACTAGGTCATCCAGATGGTCCGACTATCAATGGTGATCGTGTTTCTCATTTAATTACCGACATGAAACGTGAAGGTTCAAACTTTATTGGTAAGGCCAAAATTCTTGGTACTCCAATGGGCGAGATCGTAAAAACGTTCATGGATGAGGGGGTTACTATTGGTGTGTCCACTCGTGGTTTAGGTTCAGTGAAACCAACAAAAGATGGTATTATGGAAGTTCAAAATGACTTTCACTTAGCCACTGTTGATATTGTAACTGACCCATCAGGTCCGAATTGTTTTGTTAATGGTATCATGGAAAATGCTGAATATTATTTCGACATTGGTTCTGGCAATTGGATTGCTCAAGAGCCTATCGAACAAGTGATCGAAGAAATACAAGAAGTTGTGGAGAAAGAAGTAAAGCGTATCGTTCGTCGTGTAGACGAAGCAACAGCACATAGACTGTTTGAGCGTTTTATAAAGTCTCTTAAGAATTGAAAAGTAACAAAATTATAAATAATACTAATATAAGTATCCAAATAAAGGAGTAGAACATATGTCAAACGACCTAGAAGAAAAGTTCGTCGAGAAATCGGGTGGCGGCGATGTTCCTGCGGGAGAAGTGCAGGACACAGCGACACCAGAAGGCGGCGCAATTAAAAAGAAGAAGGCTGACGTAGCTAAGAAAGTCGATCCAAAGGCTGACAAAGTTGCACCAGCACCTATGCAAGCAGAAGAAGCAGAAGCAGAAGTTGAAGCTGAAGTTGTTGCAGAAGAAGTTATCGAATTTGATGAGTCAATTGCGAATATGTTCGAAGGCATGGATTTGTCTGAAGAATTTACAAACAAAGTGACTGTCGTATTTGAAGCGGCTGTAAATGAAGCATCTATCAAAAGATCAGACGCTATCATCGCAGAGAAAACAGAAGCACTTGCAGTATCAATGCAAGAGGCGGCTGATGCTTCTATCGATAACGTTGTAGAAAATCTTGATTCGTATCTTGACTACGTTGTAGAAGAGTGGATGACAGAAAACAGTTTAGCTATTGAAGCTGGAATTAAAGTGGAAATGGCTGAGTCGTTAATGGATGGACTAAAAGGCTTATTCGTAGAGCATAACATCGAAATCAATGAAGACACTGTTGATGTAGTTGCTGGCTTAGAAGAAGAAGTTGAAGGTCTTAAAGCAGACGCAAATAAAGCAATCACTGAAAACGTAACTCTTGCAAAAGAGATCGCTTCATTGAAAGCAGATGCGGCTTTTGAAGAAATGACCGAAGGACTTACACTTACACAAGTTGAGCGCCTAAAGGTTCTTTCAGAAAAATTAGCTTTCGATGATATCGAAGCTTACAAATCTGATCTTACAACACTTAAAGAGTCTTTCTTTGCAAAGAGCAAGCCTTTGGTAGAAGAAGTGACAGATGAAGAAGAAATCATTGTTGAAGATACAGACGTTAAACAGCCAGTATCAGAATACAGTAACATCAACGCACTTCTTGAGGGCTTCAGCAGAATGCCATCAAAATCTTAACCCCAGATGAAAATCTAATTATTATAAATATACTCAGACAATACAAACAAGGAGATAGAATCACATGACTCAGTCAAACTATCAGCAACTGGTAGAAAAATGGGGTCCAATTTTGGAACACACATCTTTCGCACCAATTCAAGACAACCACAAGAAATCTGTCACAGCGACAATTCTTGAAAACACAGAGAAAGCTCTCATGGAATCAGGCGACACGTCTGCTAACATGTCAGGTTT